CTCCACAAACACCCCACCCCCCCGCGCGGGGGGGGGGGGGTGGTGGGGCCGAGCGGCGCGTGACTGTCACGGGCATGGTACGCAAACAATTTTTATTTTTTTTAAAAACTCACTGCACCAAAGCCTGTTGCGTATCTGCGCGCAGTAGATTATTGTACGCCCAATGACTTTCTACTCACTGCCATTTACACCTGAGCGAACGCAAGCCACCGAGGCGCGGCTAGAGGCGATCTATGAAGCCGCACGCTACGGCCTGAAGGGTGACAGTCTGGCGATGGCCGCTGGATTGACCCCGCGGCAGTACCGCGTGCTGGCGGACGCTGACCCGCTGGTCGAGATGGCTGAGATTAAAGGTCGCGCTGACGGCGAGTTGACTGCGGCCAAGACCATGTACGAAGCGGCGCGCGATGGCGACAGCAAGGCTGCGCTGGAGATACTCAAGCATCAGCACGGCTGGGTAGCGAAACAGCAGATCGACGTGAACATCGACCAACAGATAAGCATTACAGGCGCGCTGGAAAAAGCACAGTCGCGCGTCATCGAGGGGCTGTACACTGAACTGCCCCAGCTAGAGGATAACACACATGCAACAGCCGATATATTCAGCGCAAGACGAGATGGAGTTGATGGCGCGGCTGTGGTCGCCCACACTGAAGGATGACCCCCTAGCATTTGTGCTGTACACATTCCCGTGGGGCCAAGCAGGCACACCGCTGGAACATTTCCCCGGACCGCGCAAATGGCAGCGCCAGATACTCTCAGATTTGCGGGACCACATCAAAGAGAACAACGGCAAGGTTGACTACGACACATTCAGAGAATCTGTGGCGTCAGGACGCGGAATCGGTAAGTCTGCGCTAGTCTCATGGTTAGTGATATGGATGCTATCGTCACGCATCGGCTCTACTACCATCGTGTCGGCGAACTCCGAAGCGCAGTTGCGCTCCGTCACATGGGCAGAAATTACCAAGTGGCTGGCGATGTCGCTGAACAGCCACTGGTTCGAGATAGCCGCCACACGCATCATGCCAGCCAAGTGGCTGACGGAATTGGTCGAGCGCGACCTCAAGAAAGGCACGCGCTACTGGTCAGTCGAGGGCCGGCTGTGGTCGGAAGAGAACCCTGACGCCTACGCCGGTGTTCACAACTTCGATGGTGTGATGCTGATATTCGACGAAGCCAGCGGTATTCCAGACTCCATATGGTCGGTGTCTGATGGTTTCTTCACGGAGAATACGCCGCACCGCTTCCATCTGGCCTTCTCCAACCCGCGGCGGAATACAGGCTATTTCTACGAGACGTTCCACAGCAAGCGGGCGTTCTGGCGCACGCGCACTATAGACGCCCGCGATGTCGAGGGTACAGACAAAAACCTGTACCAGCGCATCATCGACGAGTATGGGCCAGACAGCTACCAAGCCAGCGTCGAAGTCTACGGTAACTTTCCGTCAGAAGGCGATGATCAGTTCATCGGCAGCAATCTGGTCGATGACGCCATGAAACGGCCACCCATCAAGGATGACAGCGCGCCCATCGTCATAGGGGTAGACCCTGCACGCTTTGGGGCGGACGCCACCGTCATCGCCGTGCGGCAGGGCCGTGACATCTTAGAACTGCGGCGACATCGCGGCGCGGACACGATGGAAGTGGCTGGCTACGTCATCGACGCCATAGAGCAGTTCAAGCCGGCGCTGGTCTGCATAGACGAAGGTGGGCTAGGCGCAGGCGTCGTGGACCGGCTGAAAGAACAGCGGTACAAGATACGCGGCGTGAACTTCGGCAATAAAGCCAAGAACCAGATCATGTGGGGCAACAAGCGCGCAGAGATGTGGGGCGCCATGCGAGATTGGCTCAAGACGGCGCACATCCCCAACGACAGGTTCCTGAAGACCGACCTCATCAGCCCGCGCACCAAGCCGGACAGCAAGGGGACGCTGTTCCTCGAAAGCAAGAAAGATATGAAGTCACGCGGGCTGGCGTCACCTGACGCAGCGGACGCCATAGCGGTGACATTTGCCTTTCCTGTGGCATCTAAAGACCCACGACAAGGACGCGTTGACAGACGCGTCTCAAGCGGGTATTCTCCATCTGGATATTCTACAAGTTGGATGGGCAGCTAGTGGCGGGCAAGAAAAAATCAGTATCGTTGTCCGTAGGCCGTGGCGAGAAATTGCCTGTGTCGAAGGGTGCGGGCCTGACTGCCGCTGGTAGAGCGAAATATAACGCTGCAACAGGCAGCAAATTGAAGGCTCCAGCGCCCAACCCGAAGACAAAGGCTGACGCAGGACGCAAAGCGTCGTTCTGCGCCCGCATGGGGGCTGTTGCAGCCAAGGCAAAAGACGGCGAACGCGCCAAAGCTAGTTTGAAAAGGTGGAAATGCCCATGAAACCCGGTCTATACGCCAACATCCACGCTAAAAAAGCCCGCATTGCCGCCGGATCAGGCGAAAAAATGCGTAAACCGGGTACTAAGGGCGCCCCCACAGCCAAGGCTTTCAGAGAAAGCGCCAAAACCGCTAAAAAACCAGCTAAGAAGGGTAAGTAAATGCCATCAGGTAAGAAAGATATTTACGGCAATAAGAGCAAAGCACTCTATAAAGCTGGCACAATAGCCGCTGAACGCGCTGCAATTGCTAACCGTGACCCAGCCCGCGCACGCGCAGCCATGAAAGCTGTAGCCCGCGAAGGCACCACACGCGGCGCAGAGATGGTAAAGGCTGCCAAGCCAGTGCAAGTCATCCGCACGACCGTGTCGATGAAGCCAACGCCGATGGCGAAGAAGAAGAAATAAAGTGCCTCTGGTCAAGTCGCCCAGCAAAGCCGCGTTCCGCAAGAACATCAAGGCTGAGGTAAAAGCCGGAAAACCTGTCAAACAGGCGGTCGCAATCGCGTACAGCGTAAAGCGTGAAGCCGCTAAAAAAGGTAAAAAATAATGGCAAAGCTACCGACCAAGACCCGCAACAAGCTGCCTAAGAGCGATTTTGGGTTGCCGGGGTCGCGTAAATACCCAATGCCTGATAAATCCCATGCTGCGAACGCTAAAGCGCGCGCTACGCAAATGGAAAAAGCGGGCAAATTGAGTCCATCGGCTAAGGCCAAGATTGACGCTAAGGCTAACAAAATCCTTGGCAAAAAAGGTAAAAAGTAACCACAATGGCTGATCCGACAGGTATTAACAAGGTAGGCGATGTAGCTGACATCGGTAGCGATCCAGCGAACACTCGCGGTGACCCTGATGTAATGGCAACCATGCGCCATCGGCTACAGATGTCGATGGCGGCCTATTCGGACAGCCGTGAAGACGAACTGGACGACCTTCGGTTCATGGCCGGCAGCCCTGACAACCAGTGGCAGTGGCCTGCTGACGTGTTGGCGACCCGCGGCGCGGTGCAAGGCCAGACAATTAACGCACGTCCCTGCTTGACAATTAACAAATTGCCGCAGCACGTCCGTCAGGTGACGAACGAACAGCGTCAAAACCGCCCTGCGGGTAAGGTAATCCCCGTTGATGACAACGCTGACATTGAAGTGGCAGCGATCTTTGACGGCGTCGTGCGGCACATCGAATATATGTCCGATGCGGACGTAGCCTACGACACCGCTTGCGACAACCAAGTCACCTACGGCGAAGGCTATATCCGTCTGATTACGGAATACTGCAACGAAGAAACCTTCGACCAAGACGTGCGGATTATGCGCGTCCGCAACGCTTTCAGCGTCTACATGGACCCTACAATCCAAGACCCATGCGGCGCAGACGCTGAATGGTGCTTTGTCACGCAGGACATGACCAAAGACGAGTATGAGCGCGAGTTTCCAGACGCGACACCTATCTCGTCAATCCTGTCCACCGCTGTCGGCGATGAGAGCATGTCGGCATGGCTGGATGAAGACACTATCCGCGTCGCGGAGTATTTCTACTATAAGCGCAAGCGCGAGACGCTGAACCTGTATCCAGACAACGTCACGGCGTTCAAAGACACGCCGATGGATAAGCAACTGCGCGCCATGTACGGCAAGCCTGTCCGCACACGCGAAGTAGACCGCAAAAAAGTCATGTGGATGAAGACCAATGGCTATGACGTGCTAGACGAACGCGAGTGGCCGGGCAAGTATATCCCTGTCGTGCGCGTCGTAGGTAACGAATTTGAGGTTCAGGGCCAGATTTACGTGTCTGGTCTGGTGCGTAACGCCAAAGACGCACAGCGCATGTACAACTACTGGACCAGCCAAGAGGCAGAAATGCTGGCGCTGGCACCAAAAGCGCCCTTTATTGCTTATGGCGGTCAGTTCGAGGGCTACGAACAGCAGTGGAAGACTGCCAACACGACCAACTGGCCGTATCTGGAAGTCAATCCAGACGTTACAGACGGCGCTGGAAACGTATTACCGCTCCCGCAGCGTGCAGCACCCCCGCTGCCGCAAACAGGGCTAATACAGGCTAAAATGGGCGCTGGTGAGGACATTAAGGCCACCACCGGCCAGTATGACGCCTCATTGGGCCAACAAGGCAACGAACGGTCTGCAAAAGCCATCGTCGCACGCGAAAAGCAGGGCGATGTTGGTACGTATCACTATGTTGACAACCTTGCCCGTGCGATCCGTCACATCACCCGCCAGCTTGTCGATATTATCCCTAAGATTTACGACACACAGCGCATCGCGCGCATCATCGGCGTTGATGGCGAAGTCAGCATGGTCAAAATCGACCCTACGCAGCCAGAGCCTGTCAGGGAAATTCGTGACCAAAATGGCGGTTTGATTGAGAAAATCTACAACCCGTCAGTCGGCACCTATGACGTTATGGTCACAACTGGCCCCGGCTACATGACCAAGCGTCAAGAAGCACTTGATGCTATGTCGATGATCCTGCAATCCAACCCGCAGCTTTGGACTGTGGCCGGCGATCTGTTCATCAAGAATATGGATTGGCCCGGAGCGCAGGAAATGGCGAAGCGGTTTAAGAAAATTCTTGATCCAAAAGTTTTGGAAGAAGGCGACCAATCACCTGAAGTCATGGCCGCCAAACAGCAAATTGAGGCTCTGTCACAAGAACTCAACCGCGTCTCTGACATCATGGAGAACATCCAAGATAGCGCAGAACAACAGAAAATCGCCATCGACAGGTACAAGGCTGAAGTGCAGGCTTATGAAGCCGAAACCAAGCGTATCTCTGCTGTACAAAACAGCATGACACCTGAGCAAATTCAGGATATTGTCATGGGTACGATTGCAGGCGCGCTGGATACAGGCGACTTGATCGGCGGTTCACCTGAAATGCGCGAAGCGCCGCAGATGGAAGAACAGATGCCAGAAGCCCCTGAAATGCCGATGGAAATGCCAGAACAAGCCCCTGAAGGAATGATGTAATGAATTGCGCTGATTTTATAGGCACACTGTTTCTAGCGCGCGATGTGGCTCATTCGACGCACCTGAACACGCGCAGCTTTGCCAAGCACTCCGCATTGAACGAGTTTTACGACGAAGTCATCGAACTGGCGGACAAATTTGCAGAGGCTTATCAAGGCAAATATGGCCTAATCGGCCCTATTTCGCTCATGTCAGCTAAGAAAACCAACAACATTGTCGAGTTTCTTGAAGGTCAGGTAGACGAACTTGAGGAAATGCGGTATAAAGTCGTCGATAAGGAGTGTACCCCACTCCAAAACATTATCGACGAGATTTTTGGCCTATATTACAGCACGCTGTATAAACTGAAATTTCTCGCATAAGGACGCGCTATGGAACTCTTAAACCCACTAAGCAAAGCTGATTATCCTGCATACAGCGTGGCGTATACCGGCACTGCTGGTAACACGTCCACATGGCCTCCCGGCGCGCAAGGCGTTGTGGTCTGGTCGGATCAGGCTTGCTACGTCGAAGTCGGCGTCGGCGCTGTCGCTACGACCGCCAGCACGCCAATCCCGCCATTTACGCCAATTCCTTTTGTGCTGACCGTCAACACGAACGGCGCACCTTGGCGTGTGAGCGCCATTCAGGTGTCCACAGGTGGTACGGTGTACGCCAAGCCGATCAATCGGAACTAATCTATGGGCTTCGGCGGCGCGCTTCGTAACGGTATTGCTTTGGGCCTCGGAAGCATCATTAGCTTTCTGTCGGGCTACGCAGACGCGACCGTTCAGGGCAATCTGCTAACCGAAATTGGTGACAACCTCGTCCAAGAGGACGGCGGGTTGTTGCTGCTGGAGTAATATTTACATGTCAGTAACCCCTTCACCCATTGGCGGTTTTGCAGCGCAGTTCTTCGACAATAACGGCGTTATCCTGTCGGGCGGCAAGATTTACACCTACGCAGCCGGCACAACTACGCCGCAGGCGTCCTATACCAGCGCGTCTGGCACTACGCCGCACGCAAACCCTATCATATTGGATAGCGCAGGACGCGTACCGGGCGGTGAGATTTGGTTGACTGACGGTCTGGTATATAAATTTGTCATCGAGACAGCCACAGGCATCCTGCTTGGCACTTACGATAACATCACTGGCGTCAACTCCAACTTCGTCAATTATACGGTGCAGGAAGAAGTCATCACGGCTACCGCCGGTCAGACTGTGTTCAACCTTTCGACGATCAACTACACGCCCGGCACGAACTCGCTGACCGTCTATATCGACGGCGTGAACCAGTATGTCGGCGACAGCTATCTGGAAACGGACAGCGATACAGTGACGTTTACCGCAGGGCTGCACGTCGGCGCGGAAGTTAAGTTCACCACAGCAATCCAGACAACCACAGGCGCTGTAGACGCGTCAATTGTTAGTTATGACCCGCCGTTTACCGGCAGCGTTGCAACCAACGTCCAAGACAAGCTGGCAGAATATGTTTCGGTCAAGGATTTCGGTGCTGTCGGTGATGGTGTGGTGGACGACACGGCAGCTATTCAAGCTGCAATTGCGACCGGATTGGCACTGTATTTTCCTGAGCCGGCTTCGTTCTATAAAATTGAAACTGACTTAACGCTTACATCGCCTATTTCGGCGGGGCTGTACCGTATTTTTGGCGGCGCCGGCGAAGTTACCATAGGCGACAGCACAACCCAAGTTTTTAGTGAATGGTGGGGCGACACCACTTCGCGCAGCACGTCTTTTGGGCCAGACAATCTGTCAACTGCTAACGGTATTGGCATAGAGCAGACTGTATTTGGTCGAGGATCATTGAAAAGCCTTACGACAGGCTATGCAAACGGTGCGTTTGGTATTGACGTATTGCCTGATAACACCACTGGGGCGTTTAACTTTGCGTTTGGCATCAAAGCGCTTTGGCGAAACACCACAGGCACGAACAACAGTGCTTTCGGTGCGTATTCCATGCAAGCAAACCTGTCTGGTTCCGCAAACGTATCGTTTGGAGAAGACACCAATCGCTATTTAGAAAGTGCTGACGGTAACGTAGCTGTCGGTGTTCAGGCTCTGTATAACAATGTCACCGGCACTGAAAACGTAGCTATTGGACGTTATGCAGCACGTAATGCATCTAACCCACCCGATTTAGGCCCCGCCACAGGTCCTTCACCTAGCTACATCACCGCTGTAGGTGGATACGCGCTTTATCAAGCGCAAGGAACTTTCAATGTAGGTGTCGGACATGGCTCTGGCGTTGCGTGTTCGGGTAATTACAATACTTTTGTAGGCGCGCAGTCTGGGGCCGATCTAACTAGCGGTGAGTACAATATCTGCATTGGTTACAACGCCGGAAATAATGCTTCCCAAGCCGCTGTTGTTGGCAACAGCATCGCAATCGGCGATAATAGCTATACAACAGGCAATAACGCTGTTGCCATTGGCTCCGGCGTGTCATCGCCAGCAAACATTTTTACGGTCTGTAACGCGCTGCATACGTTTTTCCGTCCGTCCACTGACAACGTAACTGCACTAGGTGGCCCTTCTAACCGATGGACGGTTGTTTATGCCGCTACAGGTACAATCAACACATCTGACGAACGCGACAAACAGCAGATC